CATGCCAACTTTCAAATTTGCTTGTAAACTATTGATTCTAAAGGGTTTAAGTCGATTTTGATTACTCAAAATTGATGGTGACTATTCACCTCACTGGTAGACTTTACTTCGCTATTTCGGCCAGATGGTAGACTTCATACGAATGAATAGCGAAAGTACTTTCACTTTTCTTTCGCTCTGGCATGATTGATGCATTAGCAATAACTATGCCAGATAGGATTGGGACCAGCCGTATCGTCCATCATGGCATAGCTATTGCATTAGCATAAACCATGCCAGAATTGTGGTATGCATTTTGCTAATGCAAGAATTAAGCCAACACGAGATTGCACACTTTTGCACACGAAAGAAAAGCGAATGACCGGCATGGGTATACCGCCCCTGAATTCATACCGGGTATGGTCTGGACGACCGATATTAACCATATGCATGCCTTCATAATACTTAAATCTCAAAACAAGCAATAAATTTTAGAAAATATCGAAAATACTTCACCCTGATAACCTCAAAAAGTAAGGGGTTCACGTCGTGAGGGTATCACGAAGAATCGTTAAAATCGTTAGCAATACGTGGTATGTCAGGCATTGACACCCACTTGGACTTGTGGTATCCTTCGCCTGAGCGCGACGGGTGTATCGGAGCTAATATATGATTCTAGATGAAGCAGAAGCAGTTGAAAGATTGAATTCTGAGCATAATTTAGCCAACAGATTAGCGCAGGCTAGACTTCAGAAGAATAACTCTAAGATTTCCAAAGATTCAATGGAGATCTTTGGTATTCCATCCAGCCGTCCCGGCGACCAAAGTCCAGTATTACCACCCAGCGCAGACGAACTCATACAAGACGTTGAAGCCAAGCTTAAACTTGGATTAGCGCATGACGCTGCGGTAGATGTCATGTACGATTCAGTTGATTTACTACGTAGGAACTTGGTAAACATGGACCCTAGCCACCCAGAACGGCTAGCTAAAGTCGCATTTGAAATGAGTCGTATCGTTCATACGATTGATGAAGTCCGTTCTGGCAATAAACATCTGAACGCTCCGACAATCATCTACAAGCCAGTCATGCTAAACGAAATCAACTATGAAACTGTGCTAGTTCATGAGTGACAATTTAGTTGCATTATTAGTTCTTGCTGGTGTGCTTGGGTTTCTGTTGTATTGCCCAATCATTAAGCCGTGGTTCGGCTTTCGTAAGCCGGTTGGACATAGAGGTAAATGGTTTGAGTGACCAACCCAGGTACACCCAGGTGTGTAACTAAACTTAACTAAGCTTAACCTCAAAGGAGCCAGAAATGAGATTTGAACCCAGAGCACAGTCACCCTTCTCACCCATTCTTCTAGATGCTAATACAGAAGTATTGGCAGTTACAGAAGAACAGAAGCTGTACATCAAAGAAGTATTGGACATCGCTTCTTCAGACGTGCAGTTTGCTAAGAAAGCCTATGATGCAATCGCGTTGATTCTTACAGGTGGACGAGCCGTTGTTGGTGTCGTTTCTTCATTGAATCCAGAGACAGCAGCAATTGGTGATCCATCATTTGTTCTTCACGTAATGGGTGAGAACTTTGATGCTGACTCACAGATTGTATTCGCTGGTCAGCTTGAACCAACTACATTTATTTCTCCCACTGAACTAACGACTGGCGTTGATATGAGCGTCTGGCTTGGCGCAGATGTTCTTCCAGTTGGTGTAGTTGGTAAGAATGGTGTACTGTCTAACACTATGGATTTCACCTTTACCGCCGCAGGTGCCGCGGTGCTAGATTCTGATGCTAATAGAAAGAGCGAAAGCTATCAGCCTGGAACTGTTGGTTCATTCGTACCGGCTTCGCCGTCTCCTGAGTCAAATCAATTCCCACTTAAGTTCTAAGAGGAATAGCAATGCCAACACTTTCAATCCCGTTTGGTGTGCCAGTAGTTCTAGTTACAAACCAAGTGTATGCATTGCCAACGGCCAAGTCTAACCTATTCTGTAGTGATACTACGCCAGCATTAGAGCAGTCGAATGATATCACATTTGCTGCTAAAGCTGCTATTACATTAGTAGGTGGACAGTCTGTTGTAACAGGCTCATTCATTCGAGCTACTACTGGCACACCGACTATCGTTCTTCGCAGGGATTAGTTTGTTTCGTTTCTAGGCTGACTGCTAACTCAGAGGAGAATAGCATGATTGACAAACCGTATGCGTACCATAAACCATCGGCTGATGGAATGGACAAGATTAACAGGCTGAGAGAACATTTCAGTGAGACTGAACGGCTGATTCTTGAAGTGTGTCCTAACTCGCGTCATCGGTCTGTAGCAATCACTAACAATGAACAGACTGCTATGTGGGCAATCAAGGCAGTAGTGTTCAATGATCCTCAATCAGAAGTTGAGGTGAAGTGATGAGTTACACATTTATCATCTATCCAAATCCATTGGAGTCTGCATCAAAGCTGACTACCGATGGAGGAATTGTCAGGACTGGTATTCCATATACTGATCCTGAAACTGGACGTATTGGTCAATCAATGGCCTTTCCAGAAGATACACCAGACCAGAATGGTGCTGTGTTAGAGTTAACTTGTCCTGGATATCTAGACATGCGTGTTCGTGGATTCTTTGTACTTGATCCCGATACGAGCATTGCTAGACTTCAAGTGGATGATTATACACTCACCCCAATTCCAGAGCCACCTCCAGAAGAACCAACAGATCCCAACCTCAATCCTATCGATGTAATTCATTACGTATACAACTCAGGAAGCTACGACCTAGAAACTAAAGAAGGTTGTGGTCAATTCACTGAAGCCTGTTGTACTGAATTGCATACAAAGATGCATAAGGGTTGGGGTCATGTCAAGAAAAATCCAGGACAGAATCAATACAATGGTCATGCTGTTGATGCGATTATGTTATTAGTAGCCAGCGGCGGGACGGCTCCTGGAATCTATGACATTATTCTCTCAACTGAATCTCCTGATGCAGCACCAGCATTTAACTACGCTGGTCCAGTAGATTCTAATCTGTGGTATTACCCAGCTGCGCCAGTTACTTCTGCAACTTTGGCAGAATCAATTGCGCGTGGTAAAGAATCGTATAAGTAATTTCGAGCGAGATGCCCTTCAACGCCGAACAAGAGTGGAAGCCAACTAAGAAACAAGCGCAGTTTCTTGCAATTCCGTGGACGATTAAGGAAGGATTATATGGAGGCGGTGCGGGTTCTGGGAAATCTGAACTTCTCCTGATGCTTCCAATCGTCCACGGATTTCATAAGCACTCTGAATACAAACAAGTGCTAATGAGAAGAACATCCAAGCAACTGAAGAAAGAAATTCTGCCAAGAAGCTATGAAATCTATCCTAAGTTTGGTGGGACATTCAATGAATCAGACATGCTTTGGACGTTTCCACGAATGGATCAATTCGGCTCAGGTGCTAAGAATACGGGTGCGAAAGTTTATTTGGGTCACTGTGAGAACGATAAGGACGTACACATTTATGACTCAATGCAGATTAACGTTTTTAGTCCTGACGAGATAACATCTTTAACCTATGGAATCTATACATATATTGCTCTTACCCGTGTAAGAAGTTCTACGCGAGATCTTCCAGCCGTAATCCGCGCAGCGGGTATGCCAGGCGATGTGGGTCATGCTTTTGTTAAAGCCAGATTTATTGACCCAGCTCCGGAAGGTGGCAAGATTCTCATTGGTAGAGGTGGTATTAAGCGTGTATTTATTCACGCTACTCTACTTGATAACTCGCATATTGATCCGGATTATATCAATATGCTGAACGCGCTACCAGAAGCCGAGAAGCAAGCCAAGCTTTATGGCTCTTGGGATGCATATCTTGGTCAAGTATTTGAGGAATTTAGAGATCAACACTACGAAGATGAACCAGATAATGCATTGCATGTCGTTCCAGAATTTGATATTCCGACTTGGTGGCCCAAGATTGTAGCTATTGATTGGGGCTACAATGCCATGTGCAGTATTGGTTGGGGTGCAATAGCTCCATCCAAGAAGCTATACATCTATAGACATCAGATGTTTCGTGGTAAGAAGATTGAGGAATGGGCACCACTCGTAAAGTATTTCGTTGAGAAAGACAAGCCAGCTGAGATTGTTATCTGTCACTCAGCAGCTCAGAATCGTGGCGATCCACATTCAATTGTAGACCAAGTTACAGTAGCACTCAATCATCCTGTATCACTTGGTGTGCGAGATAGGCTGTCAGGCAAAACTTTACTGCATGAATATCTCAGATGGAAACAGAAAGAAGTTCCAGTTTCTGAGAGAGGAGTCTATTCAGAAGAACGGGCTGGATGGATTATTCGCAATAAAGGAATGGAAGAATATCAGAACTATGTAAGATCATTCGATGCTACATGGATTCCTGAAGATAATCTACCGAGGCTTCAGTTGTTTGATCTTCCTGAAGTCAGAGTCATCGGTGATGCCATCAAAGCTTGCACATATACTAAAGATATTAAAGATGGCAAGAAGCAGGAAGATGTAGCAGAATTCGATGGTGACGACCCATACGATATGGTTCGTATGATGTTACATGTGGCTGATAGATTCTTCCAATCAGCAGAAAATCAGCAAGAGAAACTTGATTTGCTTGAGTCAATTCAAAAGAGATTCGCTGAGACTCAGGATATGACGAGCTACTACAGAAATATGAAACGTGTAGAAGCGGGCGAAAGTCCGAAAGCTGTCAGACTTTTCCATCGAGGTAATCGTTGAACTACTCTCCACTAAATGAACTCTGGATTAGCTTCATCGGAGCTATGATTCGATTTTGGGATAATCGGTTCTTGCCTCCAACGGAGCCGTTAAAGATCCTCGAAGATGAGATCCAGCGATTACGTGAACAGAATTCTGGCTTAGTAGATCGACTTCTGAGTCCGGTGAATCAGCCCACCGTTGAACATCTCGAAGGAACTGACTCTAAGCCAGAACCTTATACTCAAAACGTCAAGACGGCTAGACAAGTTCCATGGGAAATTAAGCGTCGAGAACTTGAGTTGATGCACAGAAAAGCTCAACCGGCTGAAACCAAAAAGGGAACTGATCTAGAAACATTCGAGAAGAATCTTCAAGAGCTTGAAGGATAACTGTAATGATAATGCAACGACCGCAGACTGAGCAACCACAAGAGAATCAAAGCTCTTTTGGTCCATCTAATCAGCAGTCATCTTTCGCTGGTGATTCAGGTTCTGATGGAAGTTCTTGGACGGCTGATGGAAATAGCGGCTGGGCATCTGGTAAAGGTTCTATCTCAAATAGTTCTGCATTGCCGTGGCAACAGAATGATATGGGGCAACAGACTCAGCCCTATCAGCCCAAAAATCTTGGAATGAATGGACAGCCACAACAGGTTGATCAGCAAGAAGCTCCAGCTCCACAAGGGAATCAATCATGGAGTGTTGGTCATAATGATCAAACTCCTGAAGGTTGGAATAGAGAACAGTGGCGTGATGCTTGGCAGGGATATGGTGCTAGCAATAATCAGATGATGGATCAATTTCTAGCTGCTCATGGTGGTCAACGAATGAATGACTCCGGTGTAGTTAGAACTCCATATGGTGAAATGCTAGACATTGGAACTGCATATAAGACTGGACACGGCTCTGCTGGATGGAATGACATTGGATTGAATACTCCACAACAACAGGCTGGTGCAGTATTTAGTGGTCCAACGAATCAGAACTTTAACCAGTTCCCACAAGGACAGAATTTCCAGCAGGGTCCAAATACTTTCAATTCAGGCAATCAACCCATGAACGGTGGAATGAGTCCACAACTGTATCAGCAATTGATGACAATGATGCAGGGTGGTGGGGCTCAGATTAGAATGCAGAATCAGAACCCAGTACAGAATTTTCAGTATGGCCGTCCTGATTTGTTTAATACTGCTAATTCAAATCAAATGGATATTAGCCAGTTGCTTGGCCAGAATCAAGGTACATTGAGTGGCCCATCTGGAATTCCTCAAGGTCCAATGACTACACGTAATGGTCAATACGTCCCAGCTAATCCAGGAGATATGATAAGTAATGGTTGGGGTGGTTATAAGCCATATGATCCAAACTCCACATCTATCAGTTAGGAGTTGAAATGCCAGTTAAATCACCGAAGCAATTTAGATTCATGGAAGCTATGGCTCACGGTAAGAAATCTAAGGCTGGAAAGTTCGGGCCAAGCCCAGAAGTTGCAGCAGAAATGCTGAAGAAAACTTCGCACAAGTCGAAGTCTAACTTCGCAAAGAGTAAGTGATGCTTGGCTGGCTTAGTAGGTTGGGACAGAATCCAACCCAGAATCCGAATCAAGATCAAGATCCAACTCAGATTCAAAGTCCACCTTCAAGCTTTGGTCCGACTAGTATATCACCAATCAATAGTGGTCAGGACTCGATGCGTGATGCTCTGAGATCTATAATGAGGGACAATACTCCCATCGGTGGACGTATTGGAGATCTTTGGAAGATACTATCTAATGTATATAATCCAGGTGCTAGACAATAATGCCTGAAGATCTCACACAAGAGCAGAAAGACGCTCTAGCTACAATTCGAGATCGATTCGATAAAGAGTCTCAGTCTGTCCGTGAGGCACAGATTAGACTTTGGAAGAGACTTGAGTTCTATTGGGACGGGTTTACCAATGTCTGGTGGAATGATACTGCTCACGATTGGCGAGTGTTCGATAATTATACTCCTGATAACGATGATCGTTATTATGACAAATCGATCAACGTATTCCAAGCCTACGTCCAATCAATCATTGCCGCTCTTTCAGCGACGGTTCCGCCGGTAAAGTGTATCCCAGATGATGCTAACAATGGATTAGATATCACTACCGCCAAAGGTGGTACTAAGATAGCTGAGCTAGTCTATAAACATATAGATGCACAGCTCTTGTGGGTTAAAGCTCTTTGGGTATTCAGTATTCAGGGAGCCGTCTTTGCGTACAATTACACCGATTATAATGATGACTATGGCACAGTCAAGGTCGGCAAGTACAAAGATGAGGAAGAAGAAGTTGATGTCCAGCATTGTCCCAACTGTGGTAGACAGTTAGCAGGACCAGAATTAACGAAGGCTATGTCAGCTAATGACGAAGAGAAAGATGAATTTGATCCTGATGCTGATGACGTAGACTTAAAGAATTTGATGGAAGATGGAACTGTCTGCCCAGAATGTATGGCAACAGTTGACCCTGAACTTCGTAAGCAGAAGATTGTAGTAAAACGGCTGGTTGGAACTATCAACGAACCTAAAGCTCGGCAATGCGTAGAGATTCTAGGTGGCTTGTATGTTAAAGTTCCTAATTACGCTGCTGATCTTTCTGTTAGTCCTTATCTCGCGTACGAGTATGAGACTCATTATACAAATGTTCTCAAAAGATTTGAGCATCTAAGAAAGGCTGACGATACAAATAACGCTGGTCGAATCACATCCACTCAAGGTGGAGCGATGTATGACAGGTGGGGTAGATTATCTACTCAGTATCGTGGAGAGTATCCACTTGATACACCCACTTGTAGGAATTGGTGGTTTAGACCTACAGCGTTTGAAGCTATTACGGATGAAGTAGTTAGGAAGTCACTCATCAAAGATTTCCCTGATGGGATTAAAGTTGTTTGGGTTAATGATGAATTCGCTGAAGCATGTGCAGAGAATCTAGATGACCACTGGACGGCTTCTAAGAATCCTCTCTCGAACTACATTCATCATCAACCTCTTGGATTGCTGCTCACTTCAGTCCAAGATATTACGAATGATTTGATTTCTCTGACACTTCAGACGATTGAGCATGGAGTTCCAACCACAATCGTAGAGCCAAACATCCTGAACTTCGATGAATATCGCCAGACTGAAGTAAGACCAGGCGATATTATTCAAGCTCGCGCTCGTGGTGGTAAGACTCTACAGGATTCTTTCTATCAGTTCAATACGGCTACGCTATCTAAAGATGTTGGGCCATTCGGAGATCAAGTAAATGAAATGGCTCAATTTGTTTCAGGAGCAATGCCAAGTATTTGGGGTGGTGCTCAGGCAGGTGGTAGTTCTCGCACAGCAGCACAGGCTACTATGTCGAGAAATCAGAGCCTGCAAAGGCTCCAGATTCCATGGAAGATAGTTAACGTATTCTGGAAGCAGCTATTCGGTAAGATCATTCCACAATACATCAAGCATATGATTGATGATGAGAAGCTTGTGAAGGAAGTTCATGGAAATTTCATCAGTGAGATTATCACGAGATCTGAATTAGAAGGAAAGCTAGGATCTGTTGAATTGGAATCTACTGATGATATTCCATATACGTCTGCTCAAGTTAAAGATGCTGTGATGCAACTCGTTTCATCTGGTAATCCACAGCTAATGCAGATGGTAATGAGTCCTGAGAACATTCCAATACTTGCACAAGCTATTGGATTGAACTCTATTGTGATTCCAGGTGAGAAAGATCGTGAGAAGCAGTATGATGAGATCACTCAACTGCTTGCATCAGAACCGACACAACAACAGAATCCCCAGACTGGACAGCAAGAACCATCATCAACAATTCAACCAGATCAAGATCTAGATAATCATCAAGTCGAAGCTGAGATATGCAGGGATTGGCTAATGTCTGAGACTGGACGCAATACAAAGTCTACCAATCCTACAGGATATGAGAATGTCATGCTGCATTTCAAAGCACATGTAGCAATTATGAGAATGATGGCTGCTCCGCCTCCGGCTCCACAGCAACAGCCACAGAAACCACAGGAGCCTAAATTGAGGGCAGTACAATGAGTGAAACAGATATTCTAGATTTCCTTACGAAAGATTCTCCTGCGCCTGCGGCGCAATCAACTGACAAAGCTGAGACTAAAACTCAGCCATCCGGGGATGAAATCACATTCGAGGAACCAAGCGATGAAGAACAAGAAGAAGATGAAGAAGAAACAAGAGAAACAAGCGATAGCGATGAAGAAGCCGAACCAGACGAAAACGAAGAGAAGAAGCTAACTCTTGATGACGATGAAGATGTTGAGATTACGGCTCCTAATCGAGCCAAGATTCTCAAGGAATTTCCTGAGCTGTTCAAGAAGTTTCCAACCATCGAGAAAGCTATCTATCGTGAGCAGCAGTATGCTGAAGTATTCCCACATCCCAAAGATGCTCAGGAAGCTAAGCAGAGTATCAAGATTCTGGGAACTATTGAGTCTGAGCTTGGTCAGGGTAACATCGAAAACTTGCTAAGTTCAGTCAAGAAGTTCGATGAGAAGGCATTTAATCAAATTACCGAAAACTTCTTACCAACAATACAGAAGCTAAATCCTAAAGCTTACTTCGACACAATCAACTTCGTTCTCAAATCTGCCATTCATCAGGCCAGTGAATTCGGTAAGAACGCAGATAAGGAATCTGACCAGTATCAAGTAGCATTGGCAGCGAAGATCTTGAATAGGTGGATATACAATGAAACATCCGAGATACGGGCGCCTAAGGAGATTGGATCTGGCAAAGTTGAAGCTAGCCCGAAAGAAAGAGAACTTGAAGAAAGAGAACGGAACTTCCATCAAACTGCCCTAACTACATCAGTTAAGGAAGTTGATGATAGGATTATTTCTACGCTCACGCGTAGCATTGAGTCAGCTATAGATCCTAAAAATCTAATGACTCCATACATCAAGGGCAAAGCTACTAAAGATGTCCTTGATCAGTTCAGAGCCGATCTCAGGAAAGACAAGAGGTTTACTGCAAATCTCGATAGGCTCTGGGTAGCTGCTAGGGATGACAATTATTCCGAAGCAGCTAAGACTAAGATTCGAGAAGCTATCAAGAAGCAAGCGAAAGAAGTTCTGCCTGATATTATGAGAAGGGTCAAGGCAGATGCCCTAAAAGATTACAGGAAAGTCGCAGGAGTTGAGCGGAAGATTGAACGGCCATTGGAACGCCGCCGGCCGTCGGCATCAAATTCTTCTAGCTCCAAGTCAAATGGGAAATTCCAATTACCAGCCGGTAAGACGGCTGCGGAGTTTCTCTTGGAAGATTGATTAAGGAGCAAACATGGCCGCTGCTAATGTGAGTGCTGTTGCCAACGCTGATGTCGTTGGAACTGAACTTGAAAAGGTTCAGACAAAAGTCGAGATGCTTTATGAACTCGACGATATGTTCTACGCATGGATTAAGAAACGTCCAGTAGAACAGATTTCAAATCGTCAGATGCGAATTCCATTGGAAATGAATCCAGGTGGATCTTTCCAGTATTTCGGACCTGATGGTCAGGATTTGGGTCGTGGTTCTGGACCGACTTGGGATAAGGCTGTAGTCTCAGCCGTATTCATGTCTGAAAACATGGAATACACCAAGCTGGCTCAGTGG